ACGGGGAGCTGCCCGGTCTTCGGGTCCGGCAGTGCTTCGATCCGGTACAGGTCCGGCGCGTCCGGGTCAGGCCAGATGATCTGGGGCCACGGTGCGTAAGACTGGTGCCCACAGACCACGCCCAGGTCGCATCGTTGCGTAAAGCCGTTGATCTGGGCGTCGATCGCCAGCATCCAGTCAGGAGCTACAAACTTCGGACTCCCCGGCCACAGCGTAAACTCGATCTTCTCCAGGACCTCCCGCCGGACCAGCGTGCAGCCCTGGCCAACGCCCGCCACATCGATCACCGTCCCCCAGGCAGCCTTCGCAGCTTCCGGATCCCTGCTGATGCTCACACCCTTCAATCCCTTCAGTGAGGTGTAGGCGGACCATTCCTTGCGCCCGTGCCGCCAGACATACAGGCCATAAGCGATATCCGCCTCCGTGGCGATCAGCCGGTCAACCGTGTCCGGAGGGACGATCATGTCGCTCTCAATCGTCAGCAATGCGTCCAGTCCCAGCTTCAGCACGATCTCCCGCGCCAGGTTGTAATTGTGCGCCACGTTCTGGTAAGGGTATTCACAGGGGTTGTCATGTCCCCGCAGCCAAAACTCCAGCCCCACAGTCTCGGATGTCATCCGCATAATGGACTGGATCGTCCGCCCCCACAATCGGGGGTAGCTTGGCGACATTGGACAAAACACCAAGACGGTCTTAATTTCGTTCATAGCACCACATGATCTTCCTGTTTGAGTCCGATAAACGGGCTCAAACTGTAAATATTGCATCCACAAGCCGAGGGCCATCGAGGCCCATCGGCGCAGTGCCAACGTCACGAGACATTGGCTCAACCAACCACATGCCCCTCGTGGGCCAACCCGATAAACGGGCTCAAGCTATAAACATTGCATCCATACACCTGCCGGATCCGCTCCCGGACCGCCAGGGTCTGCGGCAGGATCTCGCCCAGCCACTGCCGATACCACCTATCGCCAAAATGAGCCTCAGGATAACCCGTCATCCGGCTCTTTCCATCCAGCGTGCCGCAGTCATGGCCGCAGAGAATAATATTCGCAGCGCCCATCACGGCAGCAATATGGATCGCGCTGGTGATCGTGCTGTAACTGACCACAATCTTTCGCGATGTCTCACTGATCACGCTCAGGTCCACTTGTTTCAGGCCGTTATCCAGGTGGTCAAAAATATAATCCGCCGATGGATTTAAGCCTTGCTGATAACTCCCAGTTGAATACCGGCTCATGATCAGGGGGATCCCGGTCTCCCGCGCTTCACGGAAACCCTCAGACTCTTTGCGCACCAGGTAATCCGTTTGGAACCGGAGGTACACCTGGTTGACTCCGATCGAGACCTTGTTCTGTAAAAACCGCGGGTTGACATGATCCATTGACGGCCCCGCCGCCACGATCCAGATATCATCGCCTAAATGTTTCCCTTCCAGCTCGTAAATGTTTTTCATCGCTTATCCTGTGGTCTGGGCAGCTAAGAGGTTAACTGCCCAGACAATTTTGGAACAAGCTGGAGCGCTTCAAAGCGCACCAGCGCAGTGCCAGGTTCATGAGAACCTGGCTACGTTACAATCTCATCCACGCTGGCCAGGTCAAAATCACTTGCTGGTAAATAAGTGGCATCGCCACCCAGCACCAGCACACCTGCATCAGAGGTTGCCACACCTATCGTCATCACACCGCGGACATACCGATACCCATCACTGAGTTCATCCGCTCGGACGTTGATCAGCGCCTGCTTATCACTGTCCGTTCCGGCCTCGGTGAGCTGCGTGATCGCTTTACCGCTCAAGTCCTGGGCGCCCGCGCCTGCTGCGCTGGTCGCTTCCTGGACTTTGAAATCAAGCGTAGCGCTGGACCCCAAAGCCCCGGCCATCACGGCGAATAGGATCTGGCGGAACTTGCTCAGATCCATCCAGTCGCTGCCCTGCGTGCCGGTCCCATACGCATCGGGATCAATCGTCCCGAGAACTGCCAATTTTTCAGTCAATAAACCTTTCATTTTTCACCTCCAAGCCGAAGGGCCCACAAGGCCCATCGGCGCTGTGCTGAGGCCTCGTGGCCTCAGCCAAGCCTACATGCCGACTTTTGAAAAAATCAGCCCGATTTCATTAGCTCAGCTTGACGAACGGGGACACTTCAGTGGCCCCATCAGCCAGAGTGATCACTTTGTCCAGCCACGGGGCGCCGTAGTTCCGTTCAGTTGCCTTGAAGGCTTCCATGTGGCTCTTGAACTTGTAATCATCCGATACATCCAGCTCAAAGCCTTCGCGATCGCCCATCACGTACCAGCCATAATCAGCCAGGGTTACATCACCTGCCGTTCCCAATGCCGGGACCTTTTCGGTCCAGTTGATCTTGCGGCCCAGAAGCATATCTGGCTTCCCATCCCGGGCATTCGGCTGCCAGATCAGGTTGCTCGCTCCATCAATCATCTGCATCATTTTCACCATCACGCTCTGGCTGATGTACCATTCAAGACCATCAGCTCCGATCATTAATGCCTTGGAAAGCATCGTGACGGCGTCGACGAACTTGAAGTCAGTGGCAGTGTTCCGGCTCACGGAGATGGTGCAGGGAGCGTTGAGAATACCCAGCATCTGCTTGGTGCCGTTGCCCTGCATCGATTCATAGTCCTCACGCCAGGCAAAAGCACCGCCGAAGCCGTTTCGGCCTCGGTAAAAGGCCTCCAGGGACATCGGCGAATCCATGATCGTTTCCTTGGGAATCTCCACATAACCATGAAGCGGTTTGGCTTCCATCGTGAACTCTTTAAATCTTGCTTGAGTCTCAGTGATATCCGTCGCTTCCTCGGTTCGGTAAACCAGGATGCCGCCAAAGAACGCACTCTGTCCAGCAGCTCCCCGCCCAAGGTCAAGTTTCGACCATTGCAGGAACCGTCCGGTCATTGGCACAACGAACGCCTTACCCCGTAGCCAGCTGTTCTCTGCCCTTGCAGTCAGGATATCTTCCCTCTGCTGAGAAAACATAAGGAAACCGCCAGTGGATCCGGTGGTGGAGCTCATATCCTTTTTGTCGGATGGTGCTTCGAGCGCTTTTAACCGGGGGTCATATCGGCCTTGTTTTCGCGCCAACCAAATGGCTTTCATGGCCTCGCCATAGTTCTCAAAGCCAGCGTTCTTCTCTTTCTTTGCAAGCTCATCTTCCGCAGCTTTTTTCTTGGCCTTTTCAGCCTCGATGGCTTCCTCGTTCTGGCTGATCTCAATATCCCGCAAGCGTTCCATCTGCTTTACAGTCTTTTCGATCTCTTCGGCCTTTTGCAGGTTCTGATTGATCTCCGCTTTTTGCTGATCGGTCAACTCACCGCTCTGTTCCAGCAGATCTCTCGAGCGTCGGACCAGTTGAACGGCCTCCGCTTTTTTGTTAGTGATTACTTCAATAGTTACAGGTTCCATCATTCACCTCACTCTTGGGGTTCATTAATCCCCAAACTAAGTTCCAATATCTTTACTTTTAGCCTTTCCCGAGTGAGTGCATCTTTTTGCGGCTCGGCTCCTGTCTTGGCTTGTTTTACAGCCGTGGTCGCTGTCGCCGGGTTCGCCCCCCAGGTCACCGGCGAATACTCCCACAGCTTAATTTCCTTAATTAATCGGGCGATCTCATCATCCACCTTGACATTTTCCATTTGCATGATGTCAAACCCGATGGACCATTCATCCATCGCCCCGGCCTTATAAAGCGCATACATCTCGCGCCCCATCTGCGTGTCCATCACAAACTGCGTCCGGGCAAACAGTCCACCCGTCGCCGACGGGTATTGCTCCAGCAACTCAGGCGGCAGCATATCCCGCGTATGTTCCACAAGCGTCAACGGAACCCCGATCACCTCATGCCGCCAATGCTGATTCAGTACCCTGATTTTTTTTGCTCCAGCGGGTCCTCGCTCCTGGATCGTCTTTGCAAACGCCCCAAACTCAATGATGTCCGGCGGATCATCGAGGTCCATAATCCCGAAAATGCTGACGTATGCCTCAACGATCCCAGTCTCACCATCCAAAGCCTTTGTAAAGCTCGGAAATACCTTCGTTATCATCTTGTTTTCCATATTTTTTCTCCGATCAGGTCTCCCCTGCTTGCGGGGGAACAAGGGGGCCTAATCCCTATTCACCAATCACTAATCACTAATTACCGGAAATATCGTGCACCGGCACTCCGGATGCAGCGGAGGGTAGTGCACATCGCCGTAATCCATCACCAACCGTTGCCCATCAATTTCCATTTCCGCACCCGCAGCCTGGAAAATTCCGCCCACTGCGATCCGCACCCCGTGCATCTGTCGACAGAAGTCGCACACCCGCTCATCTTTAGCTGTGTACCACTCCTCAGTCTCGATCCCGCCCTGGCGGAAAGCCTCCTCCGCACCGGCGTTGGAGCTGCGGATTGTCTCGCTCCTGGCAATGCTCTCCGCCCTCGCTGTTGACCAGCCGCCATAGATCGAGCGGATATCGTCAATCATCCGGGTTATGGACCATCCCTCGCTTTGCGCCTGGTCCATCATCTTTCGGATAGCGTTCTTCGTCGTTTCTCCGATCCGACCGGCAAAATCAAACGAGTATTCCCGGATAAAACTGGCCACAGCCGGGTTCTCAATCGACCAATCGATCCCCAGGGCAACCGCCCAGTCCGCCATCTGCTCTGAGGTCAGTCCAACCATCAGCGGCTCGAAGCCCTCCGCCCAGGACTGCAAACCGTTCGCCGCCAGCCAGGTCTCGATCTGTTTCCAGATCTCGTTGTAATCAATTGACTTGATCGATCCCTTCTGCGTCCGGATCGACGCCTCAATTCCCTGGGCTTCCCGATCGAATATTTCTGTTGCCTTGTCCCGGAATTTCCGCTCCCACGCCCGGGCAATCCGGTCGAAGCGCTTGTGGACAATGGCGCCAAAGACTTCTCTATCGTCTGACTTGATTAATCCGCCATCTGTCAAAGTCCACTGAGACGTTTTTTTCTGTGACAACTGAATAGCGGTATCGTTGGTAGATGGCCCAATCGGCACAACCTGGGACTTCAACACCTTCATGCTGGCATCTCCCGCGCCGTCGTTCACTGGCTCCATCATTAACGGCCGGTACAGCACGTCGCCAATGCCTTCCGGCAGCGGTCCGAAACCGATTTCCCGTCGGGCCTCATTCACCGTCACCCAACCACTCATCACCGATTGACTGGATCGATCAAACCGCTCGGTCCGGTCCTGCTGGAGAGCCACCACATCCGCGTAATCGTGCTTGATGATCACGTCCGGCCCCAGCTCATCGCTGAAAGCCCGGGTAAATGCCTCGGCCAGTTTCAGGTTGGTCGGGATGATGTTGTCCTCCCAAAGCGCCTGGCGGGCCAGCTTATAGTTGCTGTAAGTCGCCGCATCCAGCCCTGCCTTCACCCCGATCAGCACCGGCGGGACCTTGAACGCAGCACAAATCCGTGTTTCGCTGATCGCCCGCAGGTCCGGGAAGACCATCTCTTCCATGCTCAGGCCGGTCGCCTCGTATTCCGCATCAGCGTCCAGCACCATGATCTTGTGCCAGTTTTCCTCGCCGGTGTACTGCTCCGCCATCCGGTTCTGGATCCGTCTGACTTCGGTATCATCCAGGATATTTTTGCTCTTGATGATTCCGGAAGGCACGGCCCCGTTTTTGAAAAATTGTTTAATGAACGTCGTCTGGCTGTTATCGTTATCTGCATCAAACGCTGCTGCCATCAATGGCGGGATTCCCCGTCCCAGGCCGTGATAAGGGTCGTTTGGATCCGGGTACTTAATATGGATCACCTGCTCAGGCAAGAAATACATCTTCTCGCCGCCCCGGGTCATATAGCTGTATCCCAGTAATGCACCCTGCTCGTAGATCTGCCCTCTCGCATCGATCACCGGACTCATCATGTCCGGCCGCGGCAGCCATAAAGCACGGGTCTTCCCAGTTTTCCCGTCCTTCCCGGACCGTTCCCGCAGGATAAATACATTCCCGTCCAGATTGATATAGGTCAGCAAAAGTTCGACGAAGTCATAATGGCTTTGTCTCGGGTTCGGCATGTCTAAAACGGCCTGCAGGGGATGATCTTCATAGATTTCGGTTTGGCCTCGTTTCAGCCGCTTATGGACCTGGATCCTCGCACTGGGTGCTGTCCGGGCGATCTCCCGGACAGAGCTGAACACCACTGCATTCCGCTTGTATCCTTCCTCGCAGTAGGTGTTGTAATCCGCCAGTCGCGTCACCTCGACGCCATTGCTGTTGACCGTCGTGATCGCATACCGCTGACCCCTGAGCGCCTTCCCCCACAAATTCAGCGTCCGGAAGACATCTGCCCCTGCTCGTTTAAACCAGTCACGTCTCGCCATCAATGCACCCCGCTCCGCCCGGACCGGGCCAATTGATTAAATGCGCCGCTTGCCGCATCCACCTGGTCATCATGTTTGCCCTTTGGAAACATCATCAGCTCATCAATAAATTCCCGGTTCCAGGTCCCCTTCACCAGGTGCACCAGCCCTGCCTCGCAGGCGTTGGCCAGCGCCGTCGCCCGTACCTCTTTGGACGCATTCCCCACCGGGTCCGGTTGGATCGGCTTACCCTGCATCTCTTTCACCAGGTTCGCCGCAGCTTCCTTACCGGCTGCGCTGTTCTCAACCTCGTGATATGCCCTGACTGTCGGCCCAGGCAGGGTCAAATCCGCATCGATCATCTTTCGGATCTTCATATTCCGGTAGAAGTACGATAGCTGCTCTCGGACCACATGCTCGATGTAGACGTGTCCGTCCGCCGTTTTACTCATCCGCACGCCAGCCGTGAAATCTCCGGAGCCATCCGTCCCCGCCTTGTCCCAATAACGCACCCGGTTGATCACCGTTCCGGGCACGTTGTCCACGTAGTCAAACCATTCCGGCTTAAACATCGCCCCTTCCCGTTGGATCGGGCTCTGCTGGAAAAGCGAAGACCAGTCATGCGGTCCGACGTTGGCTTCCTTCTGTTTCATGGCAGCCTTGTCATACTTCTCCGGCCACAGCGGTTCTCCCTCTTCCCGCCCCAGTTGGTCATCCTCATCCGTCCAGATCCCGTTGAGCAGCATATCGTTGTGGTATTGCTCAAAGCTCTTTCCTTCCGGGATTGTCGGTTTTTCCCAGACCGCTGGGAGGTTGATCACGGTGTATTGGTCAGCCTCTGGGTCTGAAACCATCGCCGAAAGCAATCTCCCCGCCAGGTCATCCGGATGCCATCGTGTCATAATCAGCACGATCGCGCCGCCCTTTTCCAGACGGGTATAAGCTGTGGATGTCCACCACTCCCAGATATAATCCCGCCTGGCTGCGCTGTTTGCTTCCTCACGGTTTCGGACCGGGTCATCCACCACCAGGAGATGGGCGCCGGTTCCGGTGATCCCGCCGCCAACCCCTGCCGCCACCACCCCGCCGCGGTTGGGTTTCGCCAGGTCCCAGGCCGTCACGCTTCGGCTGTCATCCGAAAGCTCCACCTTGACGTCCACACAAGACGTGTCTCCAAAAATCGCCGCATATCGTTGGTCAGAGACAATATCCCGCGCAGCCCGGCTGTTGGCGTTTGCCCGGTCACCGTTGTAAGACGTCAGTATGATTCGGGTATCCGGAAGCTTGCCAAGCACCCAGGACGGGAACTGCCTTGACACCTGCTCAGTTTTTCCATGCCGGGGCGGCATGAAAATCATCAACCGGCCTATTCCCTCTTTTCCCTCGGTTTCGATATACCGGTAAACCTGCTCAAGCGCCTCGCCAACCAGGTCGTGATGATGGAAAGCCTTGTACCACCCATCACCGACGTACTCTGAGAAGTCCACCAGGTAACGTCTCGCAAGCTCCCGCCGCGCTCGTTCAGCTTCCGCAGCTTGAGGTGTGATCTTTGTCAATGTGTCAGTCACCATCGATCACCTCATAACCTTCAGGGGGATCTGGAGCTTCTGAATCTTCGAGCATACTCGCCATTTTTCGCAGCTCTTCCTCGCTCTTTGTACTTAAGTCATTCTTATTTGCTGCACTCTTATCATTGACATTGACATCCTGCCGCGGGGTGTAATCCCCGAGCATCTCGAAAAACAGCCGCCGGTCCTTATGCGCCTTATAATCAGGGTCCTTCGCCACAGCGACCAATGCCTCGATCACATCCCGCCGGTGAGCGTAAAGCGGCGCACTCTGCATCATCGAGATCACATTGTCGATATTGGGGTTCTTCTTCCGCCAGGTGTAAATCACCCGCGGGCTTTTCAATCCCAGCACCTCTGTCGCCAGCTTCGTAATCGACTCTGGCCACCGCTCGCTTTTAGGGCTAGCCTCCCAGGCGATATAAGCCGCTAACCGCCAGTCATACCCCGCCTCGATCAACCCGACGTAATCTGTAAACCAGGCGCCTTCGGTATCAAGCTGGCCGTCTGGTTGTTTATCAAACTGTGCCTCAAAAGCTCCCCTGGCCGCCATGCTGACGCGTTGAACCTCCTCCGGGCTCAAGCCTGCATGCTCTTCAGGCTCCGGGAGGTCCAGCTGCAAAGCCAGCTGCCTTAACTCGTTGGGGTCACTCTTGATAATCGGCATAATTTTTTGTCATTGCGAGCAAAGCGAAGCAATCTCGCTTTTGCTCATTTGCTTAACTTCTCATACTGGAGGACAAGCTCATCGTATTTCTGCTTGAGGTCGTCATATTGGACCTTCAGCTTTTCATAGTTCTGCTCCAGCTTCTCAATCTTTTCATCCTTCTCTATGTTCTCCGCCCGTAATGTTTTGATCTCATTGCCCATCGTCTCAGCCTCAAAGTCTTTTTTCGTGATTTCCGCCTTCATTTCGTTGATCTGTTCCTGGAGTTCATCAAAATGCTCATTTGAGGCTTTGACCAGCCTTTCCGCAGTCGCTGCAAAGAGGGCGTTGAGATCCGCTTTGGGTTTGCCTTTATTGATCAATGCCTGGATGATGATCGGCATAGCGCTGCCCACCCCCAGCGCTGTCAGAATAAGTCCAATCGTTGCCCAATCCATGGTTAGAACGGTTCTTCTTCCACTGGCTTGGGCGTGTTACTGGTCCCGATCAGCGGCACCTCACCTGCGGACAGCACTTTATGCGTTGTATTGCTGACCCAATAGGTGTAAACATAGGAGAAAATGCCGCTCATGATCTGGGCAATCGCACCCAGGTGCTGATCGATCAAAGTAATATCAGCTCCCGGAGTGACCACCTGATAGATATACATACCAACCAAACCCAAAAGGTTAAGTCCGGCTGACCAGGTCCCCGCAGTTCCGTCCTTGACCACCTTCAACGCCTTAAGAACGTTGATCAGGATGGCCACCAAAGCAGCAAACCCGCCCATCGTCAGGAATTTGGTGATCACGGCCAAAAAGTCCGGATCCACTTCGGTTTCAGCCATCGGCGCAAACGCCATCAGCATCGGGGCTATAAATGCCGTTACCAGCATCAAAGCCATCAACCGTCTCTTAAAACTCGTTCTCGCTTTCATCAAAACCTCCTATTCACAATTCACCATCCACCAATCACCGGAGTTAAACAAAAAACGCCCTGTCACCGGGCGTTGGGATCAATACTGAAAATCCAGTAAGAACACCACGGTGACAGGGCGCTCATCTCCTGTCGGGGCCCGAACTACATCGGGCTTGCACTCACATCCTACAACATCCGGACTCCCCTGTCAATCGACAGCCTGTTCAAACTGAGGAGGCCTCAAGCCTCCTCAGTGCAGTGCCGATCTCAAGAGAGATCGGCCAGTAGCCCTCCAGGCTACTCAGCGAAGCACCCACGGCAAGAGACGTGGGTGCAACTAGTTGAGCCCCACCGAAGATACTGATGTAGCAGCCAGCTTTTAACCTCAAAGTCTCCGGTTGCCAACCGAAGACCTTAAGGTACCAATTCGCCGTTCCAAAGGAGAGAAAAGAAAAACCAATCAATAAAGCCCGATGGGTGCGCCGAGGTGGTATCCCTCCACCACAGCAACGATTGCTCGCTCAGGTCGCCATCCCGAACACCCATCACCAATAAAAGGAGGATCACATGCAGAAACGCCAGTGACCCTCTCACAATACACGAACCAAAATAGCCTGTCAATCGACAGCCTGTTCAAACTGAGGAGGCCTCAAAGCCTCCTCAGTGCAGTGCCAACCTCAGGAGAGGTTAGCCAGTAAGCGAAGCACCCACACCCGTCCCCGAAGGCAAAGCCGGAGCGAGATCATGGGACGTGGGTGCAACTATCCCCTCCAGGCGCACCATCGCAGTGCCAACCTCACGAGCTGAGTGATAGTCAGTATCACTCGGCGAAGCATCAGGATCAGGAGATCCTGATGGAGAGGTCGGCTTCATCATGCTTCCGCTCCCATATTTCACCGATCAGCAACGGCAGGATCTCTGCGATCGTCTGCCGCGCCATAGATGACCTGTCCTCCGCCAGCTGCCACAATAAAAACGCCGCATCAGCAAACTCACTTAATACAGCAAGACGCGGTCCTTCAATTCCTTCAGCTGATGTTTTCAGCTCCGACACCACCATCTCAAACGCCTCCATCGAAGTTTCCCGCAGGTACTCCGGAGGATAAAAATGATTTTCAGTTCCCATGCTCTCACCCTTCACAGTTAGAACGTCTGTTCTATTATAGAACGAAATCTCCCCCAAATCAATGACAAAAGCGGAAAAACGCCGCTTTGAGTGAAGATATGAATAATATGTAGTTTTTTTGGCCCTGGAGATGGGTATTAAATTTGTTTTGTAATCATCATCGAAACAACGAGAGCTGTTGAGGTATTGTCGCCGGTAACGATCCATTGGGCTCAAGCACAAGTACGTGATCCGTCATGACCCAAACCTGACCTTTATAATTGAATGTACCTCCCAGATAGAAGTCGGGGCCTCTTTTTGTATTGTCATTCTTTGGGCCTATGTAATGTTCTATTGGGACAACCTGACGGATATCAACAGATATCCAGCCTAACCTGCCGCTGCTGCAGGACCCGGTGCAAACCCATGTTTTACCATTCCAGGTAAACACCTCTGCTCGGGACTTTTTAGGCTCATATATATTCATGGACTCGCAGCAATTACGGTTTCCAGCATAGTCCATGAACTCATATGGCACTTTAACTGGGGTCTTCTTCGTGATTTGTTTAGTCATGGTTCCACTCTTCCTCCCGCCGCTTCCAACAGCCGCCGCATCGCCTCATCCCCCGGCACCCACGTGCGCACCGCACCGCAGACATCGCAGCGAATGTCAAACACATGCCCCTGGGCGATCCCCATCATCTCCGGCGCGGCAGGCTCATCAGCGGTAAGGTCAATCGCATGCCGGTAGATCCACAACTGAGTTATCCCGGATCCGTTCCGCCCTGCCATCCCCAGCACATGACCACGATCACAAACCCACGGTCTCATTTTTTCTGACATATCAGCCTTCCTCTTTTTCATGCTCAGGCCAATCATCACATTCATGAATTGGATATCCTGACAATCTTTGGACGCCATCCTTCTCTGATTTATTCTTAAAATTGGCTTCAACCTCGGCGATCACTTCCTCTATTGTCTTAGCTTTTTTTGAATGAGTAATTCGCCTGAACATCATTAATAAATTTTCTCCCTCCTTCATGATCCCAACTGTGTCCAATATCCTGACCAATAATTTCACTAAAAGATAATAGCTTCGCACTCCAAATAAATAGATCCAGGAATATAAGCCCAGAAAGACATCGGTACGAATGCAATCAAACGACCCCATCCATGGGTATATATCAACGATCCTCAGAGAAAACTGTGCAATCTGGATGCAATCTCCAATCTTAAATTGTGGACCGTTACCCAACTCCTTTGCATGCTCCTCATTAACCTCCACTCTCCAAGTCTTTTTTCCATTCCACGCTGCATAATCAATCGTTAGATATTTTGATATTTTTTCATATGGGAACGGATGGCTTTCGCAAATAATCTTAGCTTTTTGTCTTGGCATCACAATCTCCATTTTCCTGATTACCTAATCCCTGATCACTAATCCCCAAACCTATTCCCATCTCCGGCATCCAGTGCGCCGCATGGATCAAGATCGCACCCAGAGAGCCCTTCACCTCTCGCCCATCCAGCTTCGCCATCCGCGCACCCACCCAGGCCGTGTCCGGATACTGATCAAAATACGCCAGGTGATACCACGCCGCCTGGATCACCACCTCACTCACCGGCCGGTCCTTCCCCGTCAACGTCCAAAGGATGATCCTGTCCTCCAAAGGATGGGAGCCACAAGCTGAAGCGCCGTCGGGGCGCATCAGCGTAGTGTCAACCTCGGGAGAGGTTGACCATACCATCTTCACCGGCTCCCCCCGCAGTGGCCAGTAAACCATGATATGCCACATCCCCGCTTCCTGGTAATTCCGTGTGCACACATCCTCCGCACTTTCCCACGGTACCGCGCTCAGTCTCCAATCAGCGGCAGCCCGCAAAGCAGCCTCGTTTCCACTCACCAGGTGCATCTGGCGCCATCCCTGATCGCTCAAACCGTCCTCGACCACAACCACAGAAGATGCCCCGGGAGAGCCGTTATTTTCAACCTTATGAACTACACCTGTTTCAACCATTGCATCCACCTAAACCGCCTTTTCTTCAATCATGCGCTTCCATAAACGCAACCCGCAAACGCAACCATTGACCTAAACCAGCTGCTTTCACTCAACGCAACCCATAATCGCAACCGAATAAACAAGAATACTTGTCATTGCGAGGAGCTTCCACCGGAAGCGACGTGGCAATCTCGGTTTTTCACTGTCACTCATACCCCTCCGGCAGCTCAGCCTCCGGGATCTGCAGCGTAAACTCCCACCGCATACTCTTACTCGGCACCCGGGCATCGATCAGCGCGTTATGATCAAAATGCTCAAGTCCGATCGCCACCAGCCAGCACATCACCTGGCTTCTGGGCAACCCCTCCGCCTCCGCCATCCGGTCCAGCACCTCCTGCAAATCCACCGGCAGATCGATCATCACCCGGTTCCGCTCCCGATCCGCCTGGGCACGCTTCCGCTGGGATGCTGTCATCCCACGTTCCTTCGCCATTCGGCCATACAACGGGTCCTTCCCCAGCACGCTTGTCACCGCCGGGTCAAACGGCTGCCTACTGTCACTTTTGCTTTTCATCCATCCTCCGTAATCTCGCCTTTTCATTATCACTTTCACCTTGTAATAACCTGGCGATATGTTCGTATAAAATAAAATCCTCTGGATTTTTCTGATAGTTATAAAACCCTGCAACCACATCAATATAGGCAATCAATCCGATCATTTCACCCATCGTCACATGGACCACAATTTCCTCACCGCCATCCACTGGGCGAAGCAATAAGTCTACCTGATAGCGGTCCCTTCCTGTGACAACCAAATTAAATTCTTTCATCGATAATCCTCCTTCTATTTGTCATTGCGAGCGAAGCGAAGCAATCTACGGATCCGTTGTAATAATTGCTTCCAAGCCCACCCTCGTTCCAAAGCGTCAGATTTTCTCCACAGCTCCCTTTTCTTCAAATAAAGCTGGTAGTGGAGCCGGACTTCCTCGGGAGAACTTGCGAAGATCGCCTCAAACACCGGTCGCCAGCCAAATAGCCCTCTCCGCTCAACAATGTATTCTTCCATCTCCCGGTCATATCTAACCCTGATATTGTCTTTCTCGTGATCAAGTATTTCCTGATAGGTATACAAAGGCTCATCTCCCCAAAACATTAAGGGAGGCGTCTGGGAATGAACTTTTGTCCGCTTCCTAAGCAATTTCTTGACATCCTCCAATGTCACGGAACTCTGATCATTATTTTCCATTCACTACTCTCCATTCACCATTCACCTGAGCGCTTCAAGCCGAGGGCCACCAGCGCAGTGCCAGCCCTCACGAGAGGGCGGCCCCAACCACCTCACACACATGCAAATACCCACCGCTCCGTCCAGAGGAATTAACCGCCTCGCCCATCCCCTCGATCCCGACCGCGCTCCGCGCCAGGGCGTCATACGCCCATATCGTCTGACCGGCTGCGCAGGCCTCCCGCATCTTCGTGTCCTCCGGGATCGGCGGCAGCAGGATCTCATTCCCCAGCGCTTCCGCAACCCGCGTCAGGTTAGTCATCGTCTCATTCGTCCGCCGCTCAAACCGAGTCGGCAGGATCCCCAGCAACTCCGGAGCAGTCACACCTGGCACTCTTTTCAGGTCCCGCAGGGTCCGCAGCTCATAATTGATCCCATCCAGCGCGTAATAATCCATCAACGCCGGGATGATCAGGAAATCCGCCGCCACCAGGGCGAGAATATGCAGCACATCCGTACTCGGCGGCGTGTCCAGGATACACAGATCATAATTATCCGCCACCTCTGCCAGTGCGTTACGGAGAAGGTGCTCCCGGAAGCTCGCATTCCGGACATGCTCCTTCACCATCTCTACGGTGTGGTCATTCCTAACCACATCCAGTTTGCGCCATTCACGCTGGATAACATTCCCATTTACAAGCCACTGGAAGAGGTCATCCCGCTTTTCAAAGCCCAACCCCGTCGCCACATGCCCCTGGCCGTCAAGGTCCACCAGCAGGACCTGCAACCCTTGGAGCGCGAACCACGCGCCCATGTTGATCACCGTCGTCGTCTTCCCCACCCCGCCCTTTTGATTCGCAATCGCTAATGTTTTCATTTACCCTTTTCTTTCTTTGTCATTGCGAGGTAGCACCCATAGGGTGCGACGAAGCAATCTCCGGAATAACTTTCATATTTACTGTCTCGTGCCAGGCGGTGGCGGTTCTGGCAATACATGGTCAATTCTGATCTTCAACGGCGCCACCCACCTCCCACCCACCACCTCGATCACCCGGCTGTTACCAGTCCTCGTCGGTCGGCGGATCCTCCCCGCCCTTTCAAGGTTATCCAGGTGATAAGCCACCGTGCTTGTGGATGACAGTCCCGTCATGGCCATAAGATCACGGTAAGTAGGCGAGTTCCCGTCATGCTGCTGTTTGTAGGCGATGATCGCCCTTAATACGATAGTTTCATCATTCATATCAACACCTTTGTGTGGTCAATATTGGTTTCCACGTTTCCATATCCACGCCCCAGTACCCCTTATGCCGCTGTTCCAACGGAACCCAGGGGACGCCTAAAGCATGGAAAGTGTGTTCTTCCTGGGGTGTGCTCAAAGGTTCCGTCGCACCCACTTCCCACACCCTCCCTTCCTTTACTATCCGGTCAACAGCCCTGGCGCCGCCTTGGTTCCGAGAGGTGACCAGCCACTTTGAAAAATCAGCGCTCCCCGTCCGCAGCAGAAAGATCACGCCCCACCGCTCAGGGTCCGTCAGGAAGATGTCCACCTGGAAGTCCTCATAAAGCAGCTGTTTCATCCGCTCACCGGACCGCACCATTTGATAAATATCCGGATAAGCCTCCAGGTGTTCATCCAGGTAAGTCTTTTCCACCGGCTGTTCCCCGAGCAGGGTTTGGATATAGCGCTTTCTGGGAATAGCCACCAGTTCGATATCACCTACCCAGGGAGCCCTCCGCCGGATGCTGCCCGCGATCTCAATCCGCTCGCAATAGATCTTGAGCAAAGCCTCCAGCCGCATCGCCACCTTCAGCCCCTCGATATATGGTCGTCTCTCTTTCACCTTTGCCATGATCACCTCCAGCTGAAGGGCCATCACTCGAAGAGTGCTCTTTTAGCTAGGCCCTTTGTCCCCTTTTCGGGGATCAGCGCACAGCCTCAAAATTAGGACCGGAATCCTCACTCACACTTTCTGTAAGTTCCGCATCTTCCATTTCTTCCTGATCCTCTGTTTGCCTTTCACACCGCACCCGCCACGCAGGCCGCCATAATGCATCCTCGCCATAGGTCCAAACAAACACCTCCCGGAACTGTCCCAGATGCACAAATCCCTCTTTGGCTGCCTCATCCAGCGTCATATTTCCAGGATTAGGATCAACTTCCAGATGGACGATTTCAGCTGCACCGCCAATTTGCTGGCCAAGCACATACAGCAGTTCACCACCCCGGAAGATTTTTGTGATCGCTCCCTTATCGTCGTACTCAAACCGGTCTTCCTTTTGGACTGGATCCCTGAATACAGTCGCCTTTCCATTTGCCACCCTATCAATCCCTTCATATTTACTGACTTCTTTTTTTGCTTTTGCCATTTCATACCTCCAAATCTTTAAACTGACTCAATAGTCTTTCAACATTCTCCTGGTTTTCATCCCAAAAATAGGGGATGCCAGAACTCTTTCTTTCGCCCGATTTAATACCTAACTTCTGCAATAGACGACCAACATTGATACCTGATACTGCATAGGGATATTTATTACCTCGATTTATCAACTCTGCTATTTTCCCTGGATGTGTATACCATCGCTCATCACCATCAATATCCCGGAAATTGAGGCCATCTTCCAAGAAAATCTCCTGGAATGTCTCAATAACTATTTTTTGAAATTCAGTCATTTCCTCAATGTGTTGATCGATTGGAACAATACATCCTTCGATGGATTCAACTTTGACATTTATGTAGATTTTGATCTCATCTTCCATTTGAAATAAAGCGGCTGGGATAAAGACTTTTATTTTCATTTCGACTCCTTTTTATAATTGATTAGCAATTTTCCTTTTTCATAAATGAAGATATGTATATTCGCCTTTTTGATATGTAGATTCTTTTCATCAAAAACAGTAGCAGTAGAATCCTGAGACCGCACCCGATTCCCTGCATGGCAAAAAAGTTTCGTGATCGCTTAGTGATATTCAATATCTTACATATATACATATAAAATAGAATTAAATGACCTTTTATAAAGGGGGTCACAAGCCGTGATAGATCATGACTATGTAGATATGTAGATTTTGTAGATGTTTTGGGGTTGTGGAAAACATTTTGTTTTGTAATCTCTGCCACCACGACAGACAAAACAAATTTTGTTACCCTCTCCAAAGCGAAAAAAACCGTCAGAATATACATATCTACATTCCTAAAACGGGATATCTTTCTGGACCGGGGGCTGTTTGGCTTGCGCCTTGGCAAACTCTTCCCGCATCCCATCCACATCCACGCCGTATCGTTTCGCCAGCCCGGTCAGCCGGATCTCATTCTCATCATAAAAATAGGCGATGCCGGTCGTCTTCCTGACGCCTGGGATCAATCCCAGGTCGTTCTTCATGTAGCGCCCCACCCCGGGCGAAGTCAATCCCTTCTTCCGCCTCGGGGCTTGCGTCTCATCCTCCTCATCATCCAAAGCATTCTCCCGGTCCATCAGATCGTTCGCAATCTTGGCCACATCGCCGGGGTGTGTATAAAACCTTCCGTCCATGTCCTTATATAAGTGATCCTTCTCCTGGAAAATCCAGATCCGCCAAACCGCCTCAACCACCTTCGCCAGCACGGTCATGGACCGTCCCAGGATGATGTCCGTGTTGTAGGCCCGCAGCAATCCCCGGATATCGTTCTTCAAAGCCTCATCATCTCCGGCCAGCCAGAGGATTGATGTCGTCACCTGGTTCAATCGGCTTGAGATTTCAAGGTCCACATCGTCCTCGTTATATTCGATCTCCGGTTCCCAGTTGGCCAGCCGCCACCGCACCAGCATATTGCGGATCTCCCGGGCGTTATTTCGCATCTCGTTGTTCATGGTTAGCTTCACCCCGGCCTGCTTGAGCTCAATCGGCTCCCTGGGGATCAGGTTCATTGTCAGGGACCGGGTAGCAACGGCATCGTCCTTAAATTCCTTCCGCATGGCGATCAGTTTCGGGCAGTAAGTGTTGAATGGCTGCACGATAAAGATCCGGTCCCCATTCCGGTCCTTCGATTCCACAGTCCGGCTGATCGGGTTGCCTTTCATCGCGCCCAGGTTCAAAAACTTCACGATGTCATTGGCCATATCCCCACCGTCATGCAGGTCCGCCTCATCAATAAAAACAGTCCCGCGGTACATCTCCGTCGCCCGGAAGAACGTGCTGGCCGTGTTGGCGCCGCTCGCAGTCATCATCCGGTAGCAGACATGCCCCACCCGCCGCATCATTTCGGACTTTCCCGCCCCCGCCTCGCCCACAGCTCGCAGATAAGGCAAAGCATTGAATGAGTCATAAACCCAGGTCAGCAGGACGTAATAGGCAACCAACTTCGGCCATACATTGTCCGGCCATAAATAAACGGTCCGGATGTAAGCCTCGATGATCCCGACCAGCTCCCGGGTTTCCTTCGGTTTCCCCAGGTGCGATGGGAATAGGACCACTTCCTGCGTAACAAAGGCATTTGGTTCGCATGGATAATAGCGGACCCCGTCGATGTCAACGAATTCCCGCTCTTCGATATTCCCATCCGGATCCCTAAAAGCCAACCTTGCCTTGCCGTTCGCCGGATCATAGAGATATTCCACCAGGTAGCCGTTGATCACACCGCCCAGCGTCTCCGCCTCAACCACGGTCTTCAGGTCCCGCTGCTCTTTATCCTGCCGGATCGTTTTCAGGATGTTCTGAAAATCCCGGACCCCAATATCCAGTGACTTTGCCAGTTCCGTTCGATACTGGGCGATCTGCACGTCATCCATTCGGGCCACCAGTTCCATCGCCGTCCGGATAGCCTCATCGCCTTCAGCGCCCCGTTTCTGCCCCGCCTGTCTGCAAACCACTTCGACCCAGGTCTCAGCATTCGCCAGCTTATCCCGCACCAGCTCAATCTGAGTCTCAGGGTCGATCTTCGCCTCGATCAGGCTCTGCAGCCAGTCGTTGGCATCAGAATCCCCTTCCCGGCTGTGCTCATCCCCCCACAAAACAACTCGGATCAGGGGCTCATTGAGCTTTGAGAGATTCGAATAAGCGTTCTTCTTCCCCGCCTTATCTGTATCCAGTGCCATGTAAACGGCACTGTGTTTCCCCAGCCGCTTCATCAGATCATCATTAATGGCAGTTCCCGCCAGCGCGATCGCTGGGATTCCCCACTGCGCCAGGGTGATGGCGCATGCCTGTCCCTCAACGACCACACACTCATACGCCTCCGGATTGTAGGCAGTGTTGAAATAAGGCTGCCGGTCGCCCACCAGGTCCCGCGGGATGTTATAGTGAGTCTTCTCGCTGATCCCACGCCCCGAAAGATATACGACCCGCCCCCACTGCAGGTGAGGATAGAGCAGCATGTCGCGCCCGATCAGCCCCAAGACCGCCTTAGCAGCAGGAGCATCGAACTTCACACCTTCATACGAGAGCTGCCCTTTCATTTCCTTGATCAACGACGCCTTATCAGCCGCCCGTCCGGTGTAGCCCAGCTTCGCTTCCTCAATCGTCTCAGTGGTCCATCCGCGTCTCTTGGCATAGTCCTGGGCTGCCTGGTCGGCTTCAAACCACTTCCGGAAAACGCCCAAAGCGGTCTGAAAAGCATCCTGTTTTGCCTGAGTGGCGAGCCTTGTTTGCATATCCTGGTGCCCCCAATCAGGAGCAGGCAGCCCGGCCTGTTTACAGAGCAGCTCAACCGCGCTCTTAAAGTCAGCGCCGGTCCGCTTCATCACCCAGGTGAAGATGTCTCCATGTTCTCCCTGGCTGTTCCAATGATAGGCCTGGTTCCGCAGATCAACGATCAGGCTGTCGTGCTGGGTTCCCCGCCGGTAAAAAGGTCCGTCTTTCCGTAAGGAATACCCATCAGCTTCAATCACTGCCTCGATGCTCAGTTTGCTCTTCAGTTCCTCAACGATATCCATAAAGCGTTTCCTCAAAAATTGCTAAAATTTCCCGCCTCGCTTGCATGACCGGCGAAAACTTTTTCACGATAAAAACAGGCCACTCCCAACCCGGCCCGGCCAGCTGACAGCCTCGATTGCAGTTCCGATAATAAACAGTTATCGGTAGTCGCCAGCCCTTTTCCCACAGCCCGAGCCCTTTCCCCCCATACACCAGCCCGTGCACCAAACAGCAATGTATTTGTGTAGTTTTGGAATTTCTCCGCTACTGTTTTCATAAACCTACTCGCCGCCGCCAAACACCTGCGGATAGCTGGCACGGACTATACCCTGCGCCTGGCGCACCATGCAGTTGATTGCAGCCAGGTCCTCGCACGCTGGAGAGAGAAACTGCTCATGCCCATAGAATTTGATGGCAGCCCGTACCCGTTCATCAACCAGAGATATATAAACCAGGGTAGTTCCCAAAACCGCCAGGCAGCCCTCCAACTCTTCCCGCTTCACTTCAATTTCCTTTGTTGATCTTGCCACGGAGTTTCCTCCCTTCCTCTTCGGCAACATCAGCACGGTTACGAGCGTCTGTCGCGGAATCAACCAAATACAATACGAATAACGTCAATCCACTTGATATCAAAACCAACCACAATAATGCCAAGTTTATTAAGTCGCCAATAAGAATCCAGTAAATCGATATTGGAATTGCAGTGGTTACGACGAACAGAAGGTTACTAATCCTCCCCGAGAGTGATCTGCCAATTAACCCTCGCCAAGGCAGGTAATGCTCAATCGCCAGGCTAAGGCAAACGATCAATGCAACCAACGCTTTTTCCATCGGACTCTCCTTATCGCTCTTGATCAGGCGTGACAACAAACAGCAACGCCAACAAAATAACCGGCAATGCCATCAATCCCAACAACAGGAAACCTATCAACTCAAAGGCCATAACTCCTCAGAATCAAAACGGGCGGGTTTTTAGGGAGCAGATACCCGCCCAAAGCCTGGATATTTCATAATCCCAGCATCTGGCCAACTATGGACCATGACTTGTCTTTACGACCTCCAATTTTATGGAGGTAGATCATCGTGGTTTTTGGATTAGCCTGACCGAGGAAACCGCAGATCTGGCCCCAATCGTCACCGGCATCCTCACGCAGCAACGCAGCTGTATGCCGCAGGTCATGCACCCGCACCTGTTCCGGATCCAGACCCGCAAGCCGCGCGTATTTCTTGACCAAATCTCGGATGTATCGGGAGGATAATGGCCGATCTGGATCGTGATCCACACCCGGGAACCTGCTGGCGTGATCGGTGATCGCCGTGAAAATATGATCGCATCGGGACATCGATGCCAACCGCCCCGCAGTCGAGAGATAATCACAGATCGCATGCCAAACTGGTGCCGGGAGCTCGTACTTGCCGCCGCTGTCCCGCTTGCCCTGCCATCGATACCAGATCCGCTGTCCATCGTGCTCAATCTGTCCCCAGGTCAGGGTCCGGATCTCCGTGTTGCGCCGACCTGTCGCCAGGTAGGCCAGGATCAGCGCATAATCCCGTTTACCCAGGACTGTTTCCCGATCGATCGTCTGGAGCAATGTCCTGGCCTCATCTGATGTGAGGGGATGGGCCTTGCCATATTGCTGGATTTTTGGCCGGTCAACCATCTTGGCCGGATTGTAGTAATAAAGGGGGATTTCCTGCCCATCCTGCATATCAACATATCGGGTCTGAGCATATTGATAAAAGGATGATATCGCTGCCAGCATTTGATGCAGCGTACTGGGAGAAACCTTCCGGCGCATTTCGCCGGTGAAGTTCTCCAAATCCGCAGCGGAAATCTCCCAGGGCTGCTTCCCGGTGAAGGTCAGTAGCCGATCCCAGGCTCGCTGGTAGGGACGCCGGGAGTTCTCGGCCTTGGATTCCAGCCAGCGGTTGTAAGCGGTTGTCCATTTGGCGTTTTGCTCTCGTGTAGATTCAACAGTATGGATAATATCCTGCATTTGGTAGGTCATTCTAGCCTCCGGATCCGGCTGACATCTACATCCCAATAGATATTCTCTTTATCATCAGTTACCATGACAAATCCACCATCATTTATGCTAACTACCGTCATCTTTCTCCAAAAGAGTCGAAAATAAGGAACATTTTTGTTCTCGAAGGCAACTTCAACAGAATCACAAGCTTTTAAGCTTGGATGTCCATCCACCCCAAGGAGAACCTTCTGAATAACACGCCCCTCATTGTTGAGTAAATTTATTTGAATTCTTGAGATGCCGCCCAATTCACCCCTCCCGTCCATCAATCGAGATCCGGGTATAACCGAAACTCTTACTGGTCCTGACGCCGCTGCGGATCGCAGCCTGGATATCCCGTACGATCGGGCAGCTCAGCGACAGCATACCCACCTGGTTACTCTGCGCCCGATGGATAGCCTGGACAATCTGCTTCTTATTTCCCCGCTTTACGACCACTTCCTTGACCATCACGGCGATGACTTCCTTACAATCCACTTTATCCTTCGCCCACTTCTGTGTTTGCATCAATCCTCCTAGGGATAAAAATCCCCGAACTTGTTAGTAACGTGCTATTCTAGAGTCTGTTCTGCCCAAACCTCAGGCCGCATCACCTGGAGGCATTCCAGAGCGAAATCGTGCCGCCAGTCGCCGTAGGACATGAGAACGGCCACCAAAAACATGTAATCCGGTGTCTGTGCGCCGCGCTCCCAATTAGATATGGCCTGTCGGGTGAGTTCTGTTCCCGGAAGCTTCTCACATAGCTTTCGCGCAAAAGCAGACTGTGAAAACGCTTTTTGATCTCTATATTTTTTGACTGCTTTTCCAACCATATTGCGATCTCTCTTCTCGGCGTTTCCAGTATGGTTCTATTGTAACCAACATGGTATCAATTGTCAATGGTCATTTACACCAATAACCAGCATAGATATACTTTTGTTATGGAAACGACTTTATCTGATTGGCTACAAAGGAAATACATTAATTGGCTATCAATGAAGGGAGAAATAAAAAGCCAACGGGAATTCGCTGACTTTTTAGATATTGATAAAGTCGCTCTTAGTCGCTACTTCAACGGTATAAGAAGAAATCCCGATCCAGATACAGTCATCAAGTTTGCGGATAAACTGGGCCCTGAAATTTATGATATTCTGGGCCTTGCCCGGCCAGACCCCCAGTTAAAAGAACTTACCAGTGTTTGGCATAAGCTGGATCCGGCCATTAAAGACAAAATCCTCAGGATCGCAGAGGATGGAGAAGAGTACAAAACTGAATAGGAGGGATTAGTGGAATCAAAACAAATCCTCAAATTTCTGATTAAGTATTTCGTTATCGGCGGACTCTCTCTTATTGGAATTTTTCTGATTATCACATTCATTTCAAGACTTGTCCAAAATCACAAACTTGAAACTATTAATTGTGAGCTGGCAACTTCTGCCCAAATTGAACAGGCAATATTTGGCCTCAAAGATGGTTATTATGTTAAAAATGTGTACCGTTATCCTTCTGAAACAGGCTATTTTTTATCAGCGAAAGTCTTTGATGAAACAGACCTAAAAACTGTTGGAGTCGCTGTCTGGCATGTTGGTGGCACTTTGAATAATCCAACAGCCACATTAAGCATTAACTCCATAGCCGAGAAAGTCACTCCTTATTACCTAGGAATTAATACTGACATGAAACTTTCTATGACTGATGACGGCGCAAAAGAAGCGCAATTCTGTGCTGACAATAACTAACCCCCATCCTCACGGATAGACAAACCGGCATCCTCACGGAAACCGCAATCACCTGCCCGTGGGGTCGCTGGTGGGGTTTTTCTTAAAAACGGTTCGGGTCCGTGAGGTCGGCGGTTCAAATCCGCCCGCCCCGACTGATGACCTCACGGATGGAGGTTTCATCCATCCGTGAGACCACAGGTAAGAAAAATCCCATATTCTCAACAACCTCCGTACTCACGGTTGTATAAGGCAGGTGATAAAAAAAAGTCTGATAATAATTATCGGAACTGCGTTTTTTATTATCGGAACTGCACCTAGACAACCGGAGGCCTTACGGATGAAAAACTCAAATTTGACACTTTCCCAGGCAATTGAAGGATATAACCTGGCTGCCAATTCACGGTCCCTCAGTGAACATACGATCCTGGACTATAACAACACTTTCAGATTATTCAAAAAACACTTTGGATCAGACCCCATTTTTTCAACAATAACGAAAACCGACATCCGCCAGTTTCTCAAATCCCATGCGGACCGGGTTTCCAACAAGACGCTGCTCAACTATCACACCAACCTCTCCGCCCTCTACACCTGGGCGCTGAATGAAAAGATCATCGATGAGCACCTTCTTCACCAGATCGACCGGCCCAAACCGGAGATACGCGAGATTGCCCCTATCCCCGAGGACCATGTCCGAGCCATGTTCAGTGTCCTGGGGAAATCCAAATCCTATTCCCGTCCGGGTAAACGGACTTGTAATCACAGCACGCCCTTCGCTGACCGCAACCGAGCCATCCTGCTGTTACTACTGGACACCGGGATCCGTGCTTCAGAGCTCTGTGGAATCAGGATCCACGAGATCGACCTCAAACAGCAATCGGTTAAGGTTTTCGGCAAGGGAAACAAGGAACGGATCGTACCTTTTTCAGCCCGGACCGCCCAGGTGATCTGGCGCTACCTGGCCAACAACCGCAAGAATGACGACATCGGCCAGCCGCTCTTCGCCACCGAACGCGGCAGGCCGCTCACCCCGACCGGTCTGCGTCATATCGTGGAACGAATCTGTGCCCGGGCCAACCTGCCAAAATATACCCCCCACATTTTCCGGCACACCTTCGCTATCAATTACCTGCGGAATTACCCAAACACCTACACCCTGCAGAAGATGATGGGACATACCAGCCCGGAAATGACCAGACGCTACCTGGCCATCGCCCAAAATGATCTTAAAGACGCCCACCGGCATGCTTCGCCGGTGGAGAAATGGGGATTATAATAAACAAGCCAGACTGCCCCCCCTCAGTCTGACAAAGAGCCCACCATTCGGTGGGCTCTACTTATTTCTGCTGCAACTGCTATGGATGCAGCGTCGGATCCTCGTGCATCTCAATCAACCAGGCCAGGTCATGCTCCGGATCCTCCGGCTCCGGCGCGGGCTCGCTGATCCGGTCCATAAAGTTCGAGCTCGCCCATTCACCAGGCCCCACCTGCCACCAGATCCCCTGGACTGCGGTCACCAAACGCTTTTCGTCATGCACCAGGTACCCAACCACGTTCCGGTCATCCTCATAATAGATCGGCTCTGACCGCACTTTCAGCGCGTTCTCTGCCGTGCAGATCGACCAGAACGTCCCAGGCTCCGGGTCTGGTTCCGGCTCTGGTTCAATCGGCGCCGGTGCGTCAACGCCTGCAAACGGGGTCTCAACGATCGCCTCCCACAGCTCCGGGTAGCGTTCCCGCGGATAATACCATTCCCAAAAACTGATCGCCTCAAGCCCCATGGTGTCCGCCGCCCGGATGAAATCCCGTACATCCGCCGCCTTCGCCACCCAGCCCTTCCCGTTGGTATAAGCTGCGCCGGTGGGCAGGATCGGGCGCTGGATGAAGTGGCCATCCGCAAATTCGTTCACCGACCGCTGGAGCTGTTTTCCAGCGGTACCGTCCGATTCTTCCCAGTAGACCTGGGGCATATTCACGTCCACGTACTTGAGGAAGGTATTGAACGGGAACTCCGGATGATAAGTCGGATAGCGGAAGGACGAAAGTCCCATGAACATGTCCGGAAAAGCGGACCGCAGGGTTGTGCAGTACAGCTCCGCCTGTGCATTCCGGTTCTTGCAGGCGCCTTCTGCGTTGATCACAAACCCGTCATAAGGATATTTCTTCAGCTCCACAATCGCCCGGGCAGCTTCCGCGGAAGGATTCAGGCAATATACAAACTGCCAGGCGATCACCTTGATCCCCACAGCATGCGCCATCTCGATCAAATTTTTCAAATACGGTGCATTATCCGTCGTTTCAGCAATCCCGTCCGCGATCTTTGGCATCAGGAAGGTCATCTGTGCCTCCTGTACCTTTTTGATCAACTCCCCGATATCCCCACCCTCGCAGCGGTTGAGCAGCCAGGTAAAACAGCCCTTGCCTTGTAAAATATTATCCATTTCCTGCCTCCATTCTTCTTCATCATATCCTGCACGTCGATCAGCATCTGAACTGACTTTGCACAACGAAAGCACAAAAACTACCCCTATCCCCAAATAGATCAAAACAACCAAGGTCATCATTCGTTGAGCCTCCCGCTAGAATTTATATTTTGCCCCAATATATATTTCAAATCCGGATTTTAATGAATAATTGGTGATTGGTGTTTTATAAATTCTCGCGTTGATAGTTGCGGAAAGGATGATGGTGAAGGCGGAAAGATATCCCGTATCCAATACCCCCTGCCCGAAAGCAAACCGTTCTTCACTCGGGATCACCGGCAATGAATAGTAAATAATATTTGAAGCCGTTCCACCCGTCGTACCGGTTGCCCGCAGCCATATTTCAATTTCATCCGAAAGAACTCGATAATAAGCATAGTTTGTTGTGACGGATGTAAAAGTCATCGAGCCAGACGCTGAATAAGTTGGGGTCCAGTTAAACCATTCAGGATGTCCGGGCGCTATTCCGGAGTAAGAAAAATAATTCTCGGTAATATCTGTATTTGTTACAGTTGATCCCGTGATCGTTAATGTGTTGACACCACTCGCATAAGAAAAGCCAACGACGTAAGCATAAAGCCATCCCCCGCCCTGTTTCCAACGCAATTTCGTACCTTTTTGGAAAATATCTGTCAGATCTTCACCATAAACCAAAATTGTCGTAGATGAACCATAAAACCAGCCGATTTTTCCTTTAATCCATCCCAGCTCAATGTCACGCCCATCCAAAGAAAGGTTCGTCACGGTCATCCTGCCGGTGACCAAAGCATCTCCAGCAACTCGCAAGTCCCCCTGCATATCCGCCATATAATCGCGGATCATCCGTTTTATGTCCGGCCCCAATGCCGTCAGCAATTCTGTTTTATTATTCATTAAACCGCCAACCTGTTAATCACTTCATCCAAACTCAATTGACCTCTGAACTTCGGGATCACACCACTCTTCCGAGTCCAATTGATGCTTTCTACAAACTGGATGTTGGGATTGATCATCCGGGTCAGGTCAACGCTCTCCGGCACCACATCGATCAGCTCAACGTAATGGCCGGGTACCTTATAGAGGTCGCCCAGGCCTACCGGTTGCTGGCTGCCATCGAGGATCTGCCCTTGCCGGTTCAAATAATATGCGATCGTTCCAGGTACAGGCTCTTCATAAAACCGCAGGGTCCGCTCCCAATCCACCCAGCCCAGCATCCGCCGGCCGTTCGGCCCTGCACCTTCCATCACTTGGATCAGCTCATCGAGTAGCTTTTTCGATCCATCCAAAACGCTGGTTGCGTCGCGATTAACTTCAGCATCAAAATACACATCACTCACAAACTCTGCCGATGTGGAGATCATGTTTGCTATCTGCCGCCCAGCGCCAACTCTTTCGTCCGCCCAGATAATAAATGGCATATTGTGGGGTACAAGTCCTCTATTTGCAATGGGATACCACGCCGCATTTGGTGTGTAATAAATTCTCAGACCACCACCAGAATACAAATATTTCGTATTCATATTGATCATGTAAAAATTTGTATTATCATATGATCCACTGCGACGCAGCACCAATCCGTATTTTGTGGATCCTGATAAAACAACTGGGTTGGATAGCACGACATGGATAATGTTATAACCACAAGGCAGGAAATTTATATCCAAACTTGCTCCTGATACACTTTCCGAGGCCAACGCACTTCCAGTAGGATTTTCGCTCCCATCCAATGCGTAAATCTCCACGATAAAATTATCCGTGGGTGTACCTCTCCGGCTTGCGGTTACAGTGATTTCCCGCGCCGTGCATCCACTGGACGGCGTCGTGAAGACTTGGCACCATTTTCCCCAGGGCACCTCACCCATCCCGCCATGTCCTGGAGATTGAAAATCCCCGTTATCAATTCCCGCCACCGCGGGCGTGGTCGCATATTGCCAGCCCAGCGTATCCCACCAGCCGCGCAGGTCCAGGACGGCGGAAATTTCCTCGCTGTTGGATGACCCGATCGAGAATTTTCCCTGGGGATACTTCCGGGCTTCCAGGAGCGCGTCCCGCTTCGCCTCAGCCGCCGCAGCCGTCGCCCCATCAATCGATGAGATCAGCTCCTTCGTGCCATATTCTGCCATCGAATCCGCATCCTCAGCCCAGGCCGTGTCCCGCTGGTCCCCGGCCTCTGTGCTGCCGGGCGGGATGTAGGCATAGCGGACCTTAATTCGGTTGTACATCGCATCCAGGTTAGCCTTGATCTCAGTATTTCCCTGTCGCACCGTCACCTGGTGCACATACCCCCACCAAAACATCTCCGTTCTCCAGGTGCGGATCCGGACGGAATACCGCAGCCACTCCAAAAGGTCCCAAATCTCTTTGACCGGCCCCGTCACGATGATCTTCGCCTTACTCGGGCCACCATACTCATCCCATTCCGCAGACTCCACTATAAAATCCAGATCCTCGCTGGGTTGGTAGTTCTCATAAATATCCTCACTGTAACCAAGTTCCAGGAGTTTGCGCGTATAAAATTCGATGGAAAAATCTCTGCTCATAGCGCCAACCTTCGAGGACGATACCAGACCTTGATCGTGGCCGTGACCGTGATCGCCACCAGCGTTCCATCCACGCCGGTGATCTGAAAATAGATCCTGGCGTCATTCTGGGGATCGATCATCAATGGGTTGCCCTTGGCAAGCACTGTCTCAAGTCGACCGCTGCCTGTCACATTTTTCTTGCGGTAAACCACTTTTTCGTAGGGGTCATCCACCAGGTCATCACTTGGTGATCCGGTATCCAGGTAAACCTCATATTTTCGGATTCCATCCAGGGGCAGCATATAAACATAATCGCCATAGACCGTTTTACTGCCGCTTGTCGATGTCCTGAACTGCCAGTAAATGTTTGCTACTGGATTTTCTATCCTTGGCAACCCAAACCGGATCGGTGGATACTGTACAACTTGAGGGCCAAAGCTGTCCGGCAACTTTAGCCATTGGGTTGTAGTCACAATCCCGGCGCTGATCTTAATCCGGGTCCACAAATCGTTAATTGACAAAAGACTGCGAAGCCTCAGAATGGGCAGATACCAGCGGCCGATTTGCAGGTCTGGCCATTCGGACGCTGAAACCTGGAAAATGAACGCGTCTTCCTCGGTGTCCACAAATGACCAGGTATAGTATCCATAGTAACCTCCAGAACAACTGGCATCCGCATCAGTCGTTCCAACGCCATCCTCACACTCAGCAAGGTGGTCCAAAGCCGTTGGATCACCGCTGTTGCACAAGGCAAGCAAAAAATTCTGAAAAGCAGTTCCACCAGCCGTAATTGAGAGCTTGATCGGCGCAGGTAAGTCCCCTTCCAGATCATCAGCATCAATGTCCGCAAAGTTTTCCCGCACGTTCGGACTGACGCCTGAACCATCATTACAGTTATACAAATTTAACCCTGTCGTGACATCCGTTCCGTTCGAGTTCGTCAGCGGGATCGCCGTCAATGCGCCCTCCCAGTAATTCTTCCGTTCAATCACCAGCTTGATATCAAACCCCTTGTTCGCCCAGCCCCATTTCAGCGTTTCATCATAATATTCGATGCGCCCATTCACGATCTGGCTGCGCTGGCTGTCTATTAGGTCCTTCGGCAGAAAGTTGAGATACACCCGGTCCAGAAACGAATCCTTTTGCTGCTGGCGGGCCAGTTCAAACGCCCGGTTAATAGCGTGGATCGCGTCCAATAGCAAATCAAGGGTCGTGCCCTCAACAAACACCTCCCACCGCTCCGTGACCGTCTCCTGGTCTGCCGGTGCGCTGGACGGCGTGTAATCCACCAGGCTCAATGTGATCGTCGTCGATCCGTGTGTGATTGTTACAGTATGTGCCACGAGGAGCCTCCGTAGGAGGCGACGAAGCCCCCGAAGCGAAGCTGAGCGGGGCGTTTACTTAAATTTAATTTATCCACGCGCTGCCTCCACCAATACATTCTCAAGCCATATCCGCAGCTCTTCTTCCGTCCTGAAATTTGTAGGACCATAAAAATTCAAAGTAATACCACCTCCCGCCATCGCACCGTTCTGGGCATCCCGGTTGCTGATCACCCGGGCAGACTGGTCAAACACCACTGGCTCCGGCCCCAGTTCCCCCACCCAGACTGTCTGGCCGGGGATCACGATGCCGCCTTCCTGCTCTGAGGATCGGACCACCCCTCGGATTCCGGTGTTGACCGTGGATCCGCCCCCGGTACCGATCGTAAAGTTCATATTCGGGAGCAGAGCCCCAGTGATGCTGACATCATAAATAATTTTCCCGCGCCACTCCTTTGGCAGGCTGTCAATCGTCAAGCCCAATGCCAGGATGTCGGATAACGCAATCGCTGCATCATCATGCACTCTTTCCCAAAACTCTGCCGCGGTGGTTGTATAATCCTCCGTTGCCTCATCCACCAGCCCCCATTCCCGGGCCAGGTTGTCAAAAAACTCCGCATCATAAACTCCGGCTGCCACGGCTTGCTCTTCCAGGATAGCAAACTGTCGCCGCTTGCTGTCTTCCTCAAACTGAGCGGTCAGCTCAGCGCTTTCTCCCTTAAGATCGCCCAGTTTCCCCTGCAAATCCTCAAGCTGGCCCTTCTGAGCGCTTGTCAGGTAAGATTTCGCCTCCAGCTCTGCAATCTGATCCTCAACATCGGCGATCTGGTCTGCCAAATCAGCCTGCTTGTCGGTAAACCGTTCAAAAGCGGGGCCCATGCTGCCGTTCATCAGGTCCCGCAGGTCGGACATACTGGCTTCAAATTCATCCTGGGCAGTCGTCGCGGCGATGGTTTGCTCTTCATAGTCGCTCATATCGGCGGTCACATCTATCAAGCCGACAGACATATCAGCCAGTTCACCATCTGTGAATTCGCCCACCACGGTTTTTAAATCCTCATTGGCCGCATAAGCTGCTTTGACCTCTTCGACATGGTCTCCCATCTCGCCGGTGCGGATCCAATCACTGAGGTCCTTATACCCTGCCACGATCAGCTCAATATTGTAGGCAAACGGTCTCAGGATCGTATTCCCCCGGGCGAACTCGGACAAAATCTGCGGCAAGGTCTTTTCGCTCAGATCGTTCCCCACATCGCCAATCAGCCCAAGCATCATATATACCGGGTTCAGGACCTGGTTGAGATCGTAAAATATTTCCCAGGCGTCTTCCCATTCCCCGTTCAATGCGGCGATTTTTTCGACCAGGTTAGCCGTTGCACCGGCTGCTGCGGTGATGTCCCGCAGGTAAGGCATGATTGCGGGCAGCGCTATCTTTCCCAGGGCGATTTGCAGGTCGTTGGTATTGGCCGTCAACTCTTTGAGCTGGCCGTTGAAGCCTTCGCTTTCCCGAGCCGCCTGACCCTGGTAATCTGCCGTGCTTTCCATGATGATATTCAACCGAGCCTGGGTCTTTTCCAATTCGGTAGCCTTCTGAATACCACCATCAACGCCCATATTCAAGAGTTCCTGATTTAGGGCAGTTGCTTTCAGGATAATGCCATATTTTTCGACTACTTCAGTTGAACCTAATAAAGCGCTTCGGATGTCCGCGAGGACATTTGCGTCCTCCTCATTAAATGCTGCTCCGAGGTTTGTTGAGACCTGCGCCATGGTCACCGACCAATCTGCCGCCAGGTCCCTTGCCATCCCCATCGGCGCCAGGATCGTCTGGATCCCGCTGGCCATGCTCATCAGCTCAGTGGTTGACCGCCCAACGTCATCCCCAAAGGCCTCCAGCTCCGCCCGGGTTACCTCGCTTTCCTCCCGGAATGTCTGCTGGAAGAGACTGTACTGCTCGTTGGCATCCCCGGCCATCTGGATGCTCTCCCACATCAGGTTGATCCCTTCGCGGGCAAGCTGACCAAACGCCGCCATCGGTGTGGTCGGGATCGAGATCCCGAACGCGCTCATCGCGTCCGCAGCCGACCCCAGGTTGCGGTCAAAGAGGACGATGTCCTTATCCAGGCCGCCGATCGTGGACCGTGCGCCTGACATCGCCTTCTCGAAATCGGTCAGGCCGCCCCTGGCCTTTTCCAGGTCAACCGTGACTTTGGTGACGCCATCACCTTCGGTTGTTTGTTTGATGACAAGCTCAAGAACTGATTTAGCAGCCACGAGGTGCACCTCCTTTGGTGCGCCGAAGCCCCCGAAGTGCTAACGAAGGGGGTGTATAACTACCTCTTGCTATATGTGGGGTGTGAATTTCTCCAATTCGTAAATATCCCATCGACTTCCTTCTCATGCGCCCGGTATGTCGGCAGCTTTCCAACCAGACCATTAATCGCATCGATAAATTCTTCGGGGAAATCCTCTATTTCAGCCGGTGAATAATGCGTACCCATGTAATGGTTGACCGTCCGGGTAAACAAAATCTGGCTGATCAGGGGATCCTTCGTCGCCTTACCCTCTGCCAGCGCCAGCAATGCTGGCGTCAGGCTTTTTTTCGGGCGACGTAATACTCGTTGATCAGGCGCAAAGTGCGGTCCCGTAAGAACATCAGCAAAGCCGGGTCCTCAGTTTCCAGCTTTTCCACCATCGCCATCACGTCCTCGATCGGGCTGTCAACCCAGATCTGCGAAAACCACTCATACAATGCCCGCTTCGCCTGTTCTTCTTCCTCCAGAGCGTGTTCGATAATCTCCCGTGTGACCCGGAGTGTTTTGTCATTGCGAGGAGCCTTCGCAGGAGACGACGTGGCAATCTCAGGTTTTTCAGGCTTACCAGCGTCTTCTGTAATGCCATCTGTTAATTTTTCCTTGAGATTTTTCAGTTCTTTCGCGTCTTTTTCCAACAGAATGCGTTTGGCAATGGCGCCCTGCCAGTTTCTCAGCAAATCCGGGAGTGCAAATTTAACGCTCACCGGCGGATTGACCCATACCTCGATGATCGTCCCGCGGTATTCCTCCTGGAAATCGCCCAGGTCCAGCGGCCGAATGACCTTCTTGACTTTGATACTGTTGATACCCATTGATCCTCACTTTCCAAGCTGGAGCGCCTCCAAGCGCCCAGCGCAGCACCTCAATCATGCGATTGAGGTGTCAATAATTTGTTTACGCCGGATCGATCGCTGCTACATCCGTGATCACCTGGATGCCCAGCATATGCGGCGTGGCCTCGTTGTCGCTGATCCCATGGAAGATCGCCGTATGCAGGTTGTTACCGTCTTTCTCATCGCCCAGCGGGATCACTTCTTCAAACTTACCATAGGTATCCACCTGAAGCAGGTGCGTTTCACCGGTCCCGATCTGGCTGCCGATGATCTCCAGCCGCATCGCCTTCGCCGTCATCGCCTGAAAGGCGTCAAACAGCACATCCGCATCCGAATTACCCTCGAAGGTCAATGACCACATCGCATCAATGAAACTTTCGTCGTGTCCGGTCATGGTCTTCACGCCCTCCGCCCAAAACTTTTGATGGACGCCGGTGATGATCTCAATCCGGTACTTCCGGAGCAAACCAGTCTTCGGTGTCGTGCCCAGCGTCGCCCAGGTGCTGTCGATATACAGCTTCGCCATGTTGGCGACCATACCCTCAATGGCCGGGTTCGTCAGGCTGGGGGTGAGGGTCGTTGGCGTGATTTGCTTCCCAAAACATTCCACAGTCACGCTGACGTTGGCGTCCTCTCCCACGTTCCCCTCGATCACATACCGCCGCGCCATGACATAGGGGATCTCATAACCCTGGACGTCATCGCCATATTCCAGCGTGATCGAGTCTGGGTCATTGTCATCTTCCAGGTCCGGCGTGAAGTCCCATAGGTAATCGTTCTGAGACACCGTCTGTTCCACCGCTGTCACGCCACCCTTTAGCCCGATCGAAAACAGCATCGGCAGCGCCTGGAAGTAACATCCTTCAGGGGTCGTGATGTTGATCCCATCCGCGCTGATCTGTCGCGTTTCCGCCTTATGCGTTCGGGCTCGGATCCCGATGGGGAGTTCCGGGAAGTGGATCATCCGGTCTTTCCCGGGGTCAACCTTAAATAAATATTTTCGGGTTGCCGCCACCGCCGTCCCGTGAATTGCTTCCTGCCCTGCCTGTACGATCGTAAATGCTTTTTCACCCATTGATACACCTCCGAGCCGGAGCGCATCCAAGCGCACCGGCGAAGTGCTGACCTCAGGAGAGGTCAGCCTAGTTGTTTACGCGCTTACTGAAATATTCTCAACTTCCTTCACGTCATAATAAAAATTGATCCCGGTAAATCTGTCCTCTGATTTGTAAGTCATCCACGCCGGTCCCTCAAAATAATTCCCATCCACTGGTGGGAGAATATAATTCACCGTCCCGTCCAGTTTCATATTTGCCGCAAATTTGTCCCGGATCAAAGCGATGAATGGGACCGCAGCCTTGACGCCCTCCGGCAGCAGGGCCGCATTCAGGTACAGTGTGATCTGGATCCGGGTTATGGCAACAACCGGCGCACTCAACCCATAATTCTGGCTCCCGCTGACAGGCAGCCAGATCACCGTGGGGCTGGCCGTGATATTCGACGGCAGGCTATCATAGCCATGTACCTGCTTGATCGCTGTGATCTCTTTCAGCTTTGCTGTAACTTTCGGACCCCAGGTTTCAATGGACACGAGGAGCACCTCCTTTGGTGCGACGAAGCCCCCGAAATGGAACGGAGGGGGCACGTAACACCCAACTCATAAAATAATTCTTCATCTGCTGCTCAATCTTTTCACAATATTTTCCAGCGCCTGCTGGAAAAATCCTTTGATCTCATCCTGACTATCCTCAAACGCCGGTTCCAGGTAAGGCTGCGCCTTTGTCCCTCGCCGGGAGATCGCCCTTGCCACCAAAAAGGTTACATTCTGCACATCCTTTCGCGCCACCCGCAGTTTCCGCTGCACCCACAAAGCCAGGCTTGGAATATTGGGCCAGTGCGGATCCGATCCCTTTTCAACCGGCGCACCATGTTCGGCATAACTGCCGATCACGCCGATCACCATGCCTGGTCCAGCCTGCCGCACTTCGCCGTGGATCTTCGCTCGCAGCACACCGAAGTTCACCGGCGCATTGATCTTGCCTACCCGCTCAACAAGCTTCACCGCCTGGTTCATCGCCTTCCGGTTCTCCTGGATGGCGACCTGGTTGTAGCCCTTCAGGTTCTGGATCTGCTGATCAAATCCCTTGGTCTTTACCTCAAAACCTAACATTAGCCCACCGCCACTTTAATAAACGGCGCTAGCTTATCCATCACGCTCCGGTCCAGGTACTCGCTGTAACGGACCTGGCCGCCCAATTCCTCCCCGCCCCGGGCGGCATAACCCTGCTGGGAATTGAGAAACTCCTTGACCACCATCATCCGGGCCGCATCCACGATCATGGCAGGCGGCCGCCACAGGTAAACCGCATCACCCGTCTCATGCACCGCTGCCGTCGTGCCGTTCCGGGCTCGCCGCACCGTGACCGTATTCCATTCAGCGTCGACCGCTGTCAACGCCAGGTATTCATCGCCGATCTTGATCAGACGTCCAATCTGCAATGGCACCCCAGACCCAAATAGATCTTCCGCATCAACATCCGTCACCGTGAATGTGGTCGCATCCACGGCCATATCCTCAGCAAGTGTGATCCCGCTGTCCTCCCAGCAGGCGTCCCTTTCCTCAACGTAGCCCCAAACGCCGGTGATCTTTACGGACCGCTGGCCAACCGGAAAAGCCGAATAATCGCCATTGACATCCAGGATGATCGTGTTGTAACTGCACAGCTTGTCGAAATCCTCACCCACCGCCAGGACATAATCGGTCTCTGCCAGTGCAGTGTAGGTCGCACCGTTGTCGGTGCTGAAATAAATGGCGGTCACGCTGATCAGATCGGGCACCCAGAGGATCCCAAGCAGGGCGGCGTCACTCGAAGAGTGCTTTTTGAGCGGCCGCACCTGCGCAGTTCCGAGCCCATGAGGGTTCGGACCAATTGAAAAATACTTCGTGGTCAACAGCGGGTAGAAAAACCGCTTGCACCGTCGGTCGATCCCGCGGCTCATTTCCCGGCAGCGGCGGTACAGCACGTCGTCATACTTGGTCGTCGTGCTCTGGATCATGTCCTGCAAGTCCGCCTTAATTTCACCTGGGGTAATGTAGAGGTTCATTTATCGATCCTTGTCATCAAGCCGAGGGCCGTCACTCGAAGAGTGCTCTTTGAGCGGGGCCCTTCGGCGAAGTGCCAACATCAGGAGATATTGGCCTACTTTTTTGTGGTTCAGCCTGTCTTCGGCTTTGTCTTACTCGGGCCGGTGTCGGGTTTTGTTTCGCTGGGGCCGGGCGTTGCTGCGTCCTCCAGTTTCATCTGAGGATCCTCAGCCTCAGGCGCAAACAGCACCTCGACCAGCCCGGCATCCTGGTAATGCAAAGCCCGTTCTTCATTCCAACCCTCCACCACCTCATGCGGTCGGAAGGTTTTCTCGGTCAGCGCATCCGCAAAAGACACAACCGCCCTGACAACCATTTTTTCTTTTTTCGCAGCCATCATAAACTCCATTCACTCTTGAGGTTCAACAACTCTCAATAATTCCACCTGCCCGCCCATCTCGCCCAGCGGGAGTTCAATCGTCTCGCCCTT